TATAATCTCGTGCCTCATGCAATATTTGTTTCATGGTTTCGGTGTCGTAAGAGGTACCGGCTTGCATTTTTTCAATTAATTTTGTTTCATATTCAGATGGGTTAGCTCCGTAGGTTTTGGCCATGGTAGAGGCTATTTTCTGTAATGCAGCCTCATATTGCTGTCTATTTGTGCGAGTATTTTTGTCAAATAACGCAGTCACGTTACCAACATACTTGCCTATGCCGGCAGCCCCGCCAGTTTTACCGATACCTCTCCCCAAGGCCGCTTCTGCTTGATCAATATGTTGCAATGCGTCTATGCCAGCTTCTGCGTGGCCTGCTAAATCTATAATTCTTTTATTTTCTTGTGATGATAACTTGACGGAAGAACGGACTCCTGCGGTACCCATGCCACCGCCACCACCAACTCCGCCCTTTCTTTCAAAATACATTCTTTCGTATAATCTTTTTTCTGCCCCCGAAATATTCGGATCAGATAACTTTTGGATAGCTCTCTCTTTTTCGGTAATTTGTCCCTTGTTGGCTTGCATTTGCCTGCTTTTGGCCTCGTCTGCTAACCTCTTTATCTCTGCACCCTTTTGTGGCGTATATGATCCTTGTATGGCGGGCGTAATAGGTAAATTATTTTGCGTAGCATAATTCTGCATAGCATCATGTATTTCCTCTAATTGATCAGGATCGTTCGCATCTAATAAATTGCTCCACTGCATATAGTTTTGATCCATAGCTTGGTTGCGGGCGATATTACCCTGCATTTGCTTCAATTGTGCGGCCTGCTCCCTTTCGTGAGCTTGCGCCATAACGTCAGGTATTTGAGCTAACTGTGCTGCAAGTTGTGGATTATGGCCAGCAATTTGACTCAAAAGTGCGGGGTCTTGCGTTTCATTGTATTGCTGCATTAAATCTTTGACGGCATTCTTATTATCTTGCTCTGCCTGAAATGCTTGCCGCCTTTGTTGAAATTGTTGTTTCGCAAGTGCTATATTTGTACCCTGCTCTAGTCCGCCGAGAACGTCTGCTTGAATTGGTTGTTGCATTTTCTATTACTTAAAAGGCTTCTATTTTAGGTACATCTCCAAGGCCGGCACCATTAAATGAACCGCCGGCAGATGGATTAAATCCACCTTGAAAGCCACCACCAAAGCCACTAGGCGATCCGCCTCCATATTGACCTAATCCCATACTACTTCCGCCAGATGTTGGCATACCAGTATTTAATTGATAATCCGCTGGCATTCCTCCATTCCCAGAGCTACCACCACCGCCTCCACCACTGCCCATACTAGCTGCGCTCATACCAGCAGCTTGTTTGACCCATGAATTTATTGCATTACTTTCGGCAGTATTAGCATTATATTGAGATGTCGCTTGATTTGTGAGTCCCGCATAAGTAGTTTGGCCGATATTTGCACCTAATTGATTTGCCATAGTGGCATTTTGTTGTATAGCTCCAAAGCCGCCCAGATTCTGTAAATACTGATTATAGCTCTGATTAGCTACCCCTTGATTATATTGTCCTAAGGCTTGCAATGTTGCACCAGAAAGTAGTCCACCTTGTGCGGCCGCACTCTGATTGATACCTTTATTTCCTTGTTGTAATTGAAATTGATAACCTGGACTTTGTGTAAAAGTTTGTTGTCCATTCCCTTGAAATTGGGAGGACATTTGCTGTTGCTGTTGAGGATTTAAACTTTGATAAGCTGCCGTTTGACTAACGGGTATGTTCATCATGTTTGCCTGATATAATGCTCTTGCCCAAGCAGTTTGTGCGTTTGCATTATCATAGCCTCCTTGCCGAGCATTAATATCTTGTTGTGTGGCAGTTCCTATGCTAGCCGCTTGGCCCTGAAAGGCATTCTGTTGTGTTCCACCAAATAATGCGCCACCGAGTTGTTGAAATGGAGAAGTTATAGCACTCATAAGCTTCTCAAATAATTAAACTATTTTCCTTTATGGCTCTTTGAGTGATGAGCTTTGTGAGCTTTCTCTGTGTGGTGATGGGCTTTTTCTGCATGATGTAAATGTGCCTTGCTCGCCTTGTGGGCTTCTGCCGCATGATGAGCTGCTTTTTCATGGTGTTGCATAGCTGTTTTACCGTTGCCCGCTTGGTGCATTGCAATTGCTACAGCTTGCTTTTCTGGTTTGCCAGCATGACGTTCTTTTGAAATGTTTTTACTGATTGTTTTGGAAGAAGAACCTTTTGCAAGTGACATAAGAAGAAAAATAACTTGTTTCAAAATAAACCCCCAATTTAAATAGGTCAAGCAATTAATTGCTATAATAAATAAAATAATTAACATTTGATACTAATGGCGGAATATTAGGCACATTAAATGTAGTGCTTCCGTCGCCAATACCAAATGTAGTTCCTATTGCAGCAAACAGGACGCTGTACTGAGTTCTTGAAACTGCACTACCATTACATAATAGCCATTGACCAAAGCTGGCATTTTGGGAGGCAAAGGGTGAAATTTGCCCCACTCCATTAATAGAGGCAAGAATTGCACTAAGTTTCTGAAACAGACTGATTACAGCAGTTGTGAAGCGTGCTGTATTGCCAATGAGGGGAGGTTGTGCAATAGTGCTAACTTCTAAAGTGGCCATATTAATCTAAACATGGTTGAATATCAGCATACAATCCAGTAATTCTAAAGGGAATGCTATCACTACAAGAAAATTTCCAAATACGCTCTCTTGTTATACCGCACCTTCTCCAAATTACTCTAGTCAAAGATAATCCAACGGTGCCAATAGCAACATCTCTCTCGTTACTATATGTACGGCCGCCGTCATCAGAAAATTGCATCTGTGCTTTTGGGTTTGTGCTAGGCAATTGTAGGTTACCAATACCAGAATCTAAATCAAGCCTAATTTGACTCACGACAAAACGATTTCCTTCATTCCAGAGTGGTGGCGTATAAATGGTTTTGATCATAAAATTGCCATTTTCATCATAGGCCTGTTGATCAATCTGGTAAATGAGTCCAGTTTGATAATCGCCAACAAGAGGGGTAACATCATTCAATCTGGCATAAAAATTTGCTCTCCACCGCGTTTGTAGATACGACTCTCTATGATGCCAAGTATTCATTAAAATATCATAACTTAAAGTGGTACCCTGGCTAGGAAAGTTTATCGTATAAAATTTGTGTCCATTTACATAATAGCAAAACGCTTCTGCATCCGAAATAATCCCATATGATTCAATTTCTTGCTCTATAGCATGAGTACTAATTCGTAGGGGGGAGAATCCTTGACTGGTATACACTATTTTATCGTTACCAAGCCAAAATAATTGATTTTGCTCTGCCGAAATTGACCCCTTGGCGGCAAGTCCACGAGTTGTATCGGGAGTGCCAGGAATCTTTTGAAATGGAAAATTTGTACTAAATCCTCCAATGTTAGTAGAGCCAACATTTTGCCACATTTCAATTGAACTACTACAAAAAAGCCATAGAATACTATTGAAGCCATATACAGCAATCAAATTATCTGGCTTCTCTTCCGCTGTTGCATAATTTAAAGCATTCCACGTGAAACCATCATAAGAATTGCTAACAAAGAATTGACTACCATTCTGTTTACTTACTACAAAATAACTATCAATAAATGTGACAGTGCTTGCCAAAGGAAACCCTGGCGCCGTGATTTGCGTTACCGATGTAGGCGATATAATATAGCCTTGCCCACTATCAAGAATCACGCAGATTTGAGGATTATCAATGCCACCAACGGCATTATCTGCAACACTATATTGAGTAGAATCGGGAATAAATCCAAGAGACGTAATAACTTTATTAGCATCGATACGATAAACTTGCAGATTACAGATTACATAAATTGAACCATTCATTTGATGAAGCATTTTGATAGGGGCGTTTACGCCCAAATCCACCCATTTAGTTAATCCTGGACAATTATAGAGAGCAAACTCATATCTTGATCCTTGGGGGTTTTTCTCGCTATACATATTGATTAATTTTTGTCCAGTTGTCCCAATACTTAAAGTTTGTGCAGATTCAAAGGGTAGTAGAACTTTTTTAAGCATTTGATTAATACCAGATGTTACTATCTGGCCTCAAAATCACTGATGCTTTATCGCTTGTCAAGTTTTCTATAAGTTGTTTTTGTTCTTGATATTTTTGTAAGATCGGTTGCATTTTATCCGCACCAATACTAAATTCGGGTGCCATTTCAATGGCCAAAGCGTAAGTAATATACGAAATCCACTCGGGCGGAATATCCAAAACATCGGAAGCCAATAGGGCATCATTTAATGGCATTTCAGCAGTAAACCCTAAAACGTAAATAGGTGATTCCGGCACTGGCCATACTCTCAACTCACCATTCCTAAGTGTAGCTTGATAAAAGAATTGATTGCTTCTATTTTGCATAGTTTCAAATGGCAAAATCATGTAATCTTGCGACCCAATTTGATTTAAAAGAGTTTTAACAGTATAGGCTGGATAAGTTGATATATTGATGCGGCCACCATGTAGCATAGTTGGCCTTGCTATTGGTGTTATGTATGAAAAAACTGAAGAGTTTATCTGTGACGAAGTTGGCAGCGGCGTTGAAATCGTTACCACATTACCAACTACCGATACAACGGTTGACCAAAAAAGAGTGTTATCATCTTGTTGGATACCAATATTCCAATTTGCCTGTACACCAGTAGTATAATTGAGAGTCAAAGATGTGGCAGAAGCAATGGCAGTAACGCCAACTTGGGATGTAATTAATTCATTTCGGTAGCAAGCTCTATCACCCGTTGGGCCCAAGGAAAAGATGGGAGCGACATTTTGTATAAAGGCTTTATAAAAAATCATTATTTCAATGTCCTTCCAGAACTTAGTCTCTCTAGCTGAAATTTCACGTAAAACACGATTCAACCCATCCGAAGAATCATTGACGGCGCTGGCCGTAACAGTTTCCCCTTCGTTACCAATACCTAGCTTTCGCAGCGCTGCAAAAATGATTTGATTTCTTGTTTGCGTAAAAGAGGCAGACACATTATATTAACTAATTTTCGTATGGTGCAATCGGATAATCTTCAGACGGAAAATCCAAAGGACGTGCGATCGGAATGGCAAGATTTTCGTGAGGAATTCTTATTGATTCTTGCGGCTGTTTAATTCTATATATACTTCTATGCGCCATAAGTCCGTTCCACTGTTTAACCATTTCACTTGAAACTCGGAAAAGACCTGTAACATCATCAGTAATGTGCCACTCGTTAATACCTGGTTTACGACATTTTGACATAAGTAATTCTATTATGAGTGTCTTGATTGTGCAACATCAAATTTAATAACCGATGGAGCCGTATATGTCATAATATGCCTTACATAAACTGGCGCATTATAGTAAGCGGACTGAGAATTACCAGTTTGGGCAACCATATCAGGATCATCGGAATTAATCCAGCTGGGCTCAAATGGAGTATTAAACTGCAAATGTCTTTCACAAAACAACAAGTCTCCCATAGTATCTTGAACTGTCCAAGTTACAGAGCCTGAAAATATTGTAGTTTGTAGAGTAATATCTCTTTTTGTTTTCACAATATCAATTCCGATTGCGGGGGCAGCAGCCTGATTGGTAAAGCCAATACTCATGCTACCAGTCGCTACACTAGGAATCATACTAATAATCGTACGCCAATAGCGTACAGTATTAACTGTTGCACTTGACCCAGGTAAATTTAAAGTTTCTGATACTAACTGATTGTTGGCATCAAACCCAGTAATGGTAAGTGTGTCCGCAGAATAATCAGTTGCTGTATTATTGGTAACATTAAGAATATGAGCCATCGGATAGGTAGTGCCATTGCTACTTTCTACCGTATCTGGTGCTGAAAAATTCGTCAACACCCAATTAATGCCTGACACAGTACCAAAATAACTAGCATTTGGACTCGCTAAAGTACAAAGAAGAGTTAATCTGTTCATAAACCTGAATCCAAATATCTAACTCTATCAACAAATAAATCGTCAATTAGCAGAGTGATGTTGGAAGCGTTATTTTGAAGACCAAGATTTGGTGTCAATGAAACTATCGGCAAGAATTGTGAAATTATTGACTCATTGTAATTAAATGTAGAAATTAATGTAATCACACCGTTTACACATGCAAATAAAGTAACAGAACCATCATATCCAAAAGATACTTCAGAAGGTGCACCACTTACAAGGCTACCATTTAAAGGAATAGTTGTTGAAACTCCACCTTTTACTATAACAAGACTAAGAGTTTGTACGCCAGCAAGTTTATGAAGATATATACCGTCAGTAATTGTAGTAAATGTTGAATTTGCTGCGACCAACCCAGCAGTAAAGATAGAATTTAGTGCATCAGAAAGTGAGAACAAGGTTTTGAAGAACGTATATTTGCCGTCTTTAGTTGGTACAAAGCTAGCAAGAATGTTGCCAAGGCCATCCGCTGCATATATAGAGGAATTTGCATTTGCACCTTGAGGCACTATAGATAAAAAGCCACCATCCCCACCTACAACTGTCGTAGTGGTAGTAGCACTTGACAAAATTTTATAACGTGCCGCTATATACGAATCAAAGTCATCAGAAAATACGTGATGTTTAGTTTGATCAAAAATCGTTAACCCGCCACTGTCTTCGGTTTCCCTACTGTTAACAAGGCCATTGTATAATCTGGTTGTATTGCTAAGAGGAAATGGTATCATAAAATCTAACAATTAGAAGCCTTGAGAACCAAAACAGCCACGCCAATCAGAAAGGCCAAAGGCGTATAATTCGGAAGCAACGTGTTTAATCGTAAGAGTCTCGTCTTTTGCGATGTCGTCTTCAACGGTATATTTTTCTGCCTCCAAATAAAGGAGACCCTCTCCTTCTTTGTTTAAATTAGTAGTCATATACCAGGCTTGCGGTGCATCAGAAAGATACGGCGTAGAGATATATTCTTTTATAATATTGTCGCTATGTACTACGTTAACGGCATTGTTAGCGGAAGAAGGAGTTTGGGTAGATTTGATAATTCTTTGAGCGTCAAACGATTTATCTGTTGCTGTAATTAAGGCGTAAGGCTCTAGGAACATAAATTGACCCGCTGCATTACGTGTACGTCTCATCTGTATTACCATTTGCTCAATACCAGTCTCACTTAATCCAATAGATGTTGAAAGTACGTTAGAAAGGTTTGTAATACCAGGGGCACCAGGGTGTTGCTGGGAAAACAATGGTTGCCCATCAGCATTTGCAGTTAAGCCATCATAAGGGAATGCAGTTAAGAAGCCTGTTATAAACATTTCTGCGGCTAGCTTTTCTTTTCTAGTTTTGAAAGATTGCATAAATCTTCTTAATCTATCCATGATTAAAGCGCCCCTAAATTTAGGATCACAATATAGTAATGCTTCCTTTGTAAGTCCGAAAACGGCAGCATATTTAGCATAGTATATTACACCTTTGCCGAATTCTTGCTCAGTCAAGGCTGGTGCCTTTGCTCCTTCCGCTACCCTACTTGGTAGTGCAAATGGTGCAACGACCGGAATAGTCTCGTAAGCTTGGTGAGAAAACTCATTTTTTTTGTGATACACGCGGTCAGAAAAAGAAGGAGGTAACTCGGTATTAAGTTGTGCTAACTGAAGGACGCCCTTTCTGATAACGCTGGGTATATTTGAGACGGATATTACTGAACCTGCCATAGAAAACTAAAAATAAATTAAGCGAATAAATTGAATTTTACTAACAAGATCGGAAATGGATCGGTGATAGAGTTTGTAGAGCTATCTGGATTTAATTCAGCAATACCTAAAATGGTCATTTGATTGCCAGTCCCAATTGAGGCTGTGTTTAAAACGATATTAGAAACTCCAGCAGGAGTAGAAATGCCAGTAGTAAAGTTTGCTTGTAGACCAATTTGAGAAGCGGTAACGGTACCATTTGCCTGCATAATATAAACTTGGTCTTTGTCAACATCAACATTTACAGCGCCACCAGTTAAGGCAGGTACATTGTAAGGACTGTCAACTGTTAAGCCAACAAGACTGAGTCCGATGACAGCACCGGTGATAGGGTTATTTGTTCCTGGAGTTGCACGAGTTGCAATAGGAGTATTGTTTGAAGATAGGCCCGGAGTTCTTACCACCAAATCACCTCTATTAACACTAGTTGCCTCCGTGTTAGCGATGGCAAAGGTATTTAGGGCGAAATCGCCCATTGATTGATTGTAGGTGGTACTAGGTATTGCACCGAAGGGAGAATTTATTAATGCCATAATAATAATTATTGATGAGTAATCATTACATGGAATTTGCCGTTGTCAAACAATTATTTACGTTTAACGTCAAATAATCTTGTAGCCCTACCTATTCGTCCTATATTTCTGGGTATCGGAATGCCCGTAACTAATATTGTTAAGATCGTCTTGAAGCTGTTTATCAAAAGAATTCAATCCGATTAAATTTTTCATACTTCCTGCTGTATCGGTTTTTTCACGCTCTCCATATTTTTCTCTGTATTTTTGATGCTGTAATTTTTGGTAAGTCTCATAAAGGTCTTTGGGTAATTTCATTGCAATAAATTCCTCTCCTGATTTGTGCCTTAAGCGATTTGCACCGCTAAATTTTACTTCTTCGTCTGATACCTTAACCCAATACTGGTCTTCTTTTACGGGAACGCGAATAGGCTCAATCCACGCATAGACATAGTTATTTCTATCTTTATAATGTTCCAAGACATCCGATATTAATTCTTTTTCCAGCATGCTCTGAGCCATAAGAAGGGGGTCGTAACTATCGTCCAAACCTATTCTAGGCCTTTCATTTTCAATAAAATTAGTCAAGGGATGAGTTTCGTCCTTTGCCAATATCGTGCTTTCCCTATCTCTATCTCTATTATCTGCCTGTGAAAGAGGGTGCTCGTAGTGTTTTATTGGTGAATCATGAATTATTTCTGATTCTTTGTGCTGTATACGTTTTATTACCATATAAATATATTATTAAAGTTGTTTTTTATTAGCCTGAATACACAATTTCGCATATTCCTCTTTGGTTGGTATTTTTGCATTAGGATACTGTCTTTTTAAAATATTAGCCTGCTCTATCGCAAAAACATATTCCTCTTTATCAGTTTTACTTAGTTTGTCCCAAAGTGCAGAAGGTGGAGTTATGCCAGTAGAGGCCCTAACGGTTGCAGGAGGTGTGCTTTTTGGTGGAGTATATTGCTTTCTCATATCTTGCTCAACTTTCCATAGAGAGTCGGCAAGAGAATAACCTTTGCTCCTGTAATAGGCATCTTTTGCTTTTGCTTCTTTTTGAAACTCTTTATCAGTATTAAACTGAGGATTTCTCCCTACGAAAGCTCGTATCTTTTCTTCATCATCGGATACAATCCGTGGCATAGGTTGTACAGCTTGAGCAGGAGTAGTCGGAGAGCTTTCATTTACAATATTAATCAATTGCTCGTGTATTTTTTCGCTAACATCTAACTTTCCTTCGTCACGAGCTTCATTCATTTTTATAATGAGTGTATTAATATCGGCCTGTCTTTTGTAGGCTAGTTTTTCACGCCTTTCGCTTTCAATTTTTTCATTCAACTCCTCTAGTTTTTTTAGGATGGCGGATTCGTTTTGAACGGGAGGGGTGGATGAGTATGGATTATTATCCAGATAAGGATTGTCTTCAACCGGCGCGATAGCGGGAACTGGATCGGCTCCCGTGGTTTCATCGGATATGGCGGGATCGGAAGTAGGATCGGTTTCACCTCCAGTTTGATAGGCAGCTATTTCCGCCTCTAGTTGCAACTCTTCCGGTGTTTTTTCTTGATTCATATAAGATTAATTAAGTTAATTTCTTTTTGCATATTAAGTAACAATATCATCTGACTGGTGTTCAACAAAGAACACATCATTGTCTTTTAATACAATGAAGGTATTGTCGTGTTCATCTTTAAAATAAGCACCCGCCCCCATCCTATAGCCCACCAGATCACCAAAGGAGGGTTTTTGTTTTTCAATACCATTACCAAAATAGGCAACCTCTTCAAAAGCCCTGGGGCCACCACGTAAATAGATTGCATAACAGGAGCTACGTATTGCTTGTTCGCTGATCGGAATAAATAAGCTACCTTCCTTGTATGTAGACATAGAGGGTAAACACACTAAGCAATGGTACGACAATAAATCCATTTTTAAAAAGGCCTCTTGGGTCAATATTCTTTGTGACACGGCCTTAGCAGCTTTGTTTAGTTTGGAAGATAGTGCGAACTGCAAAGAGGTGGAATCAATTTTAGAAGACATAGTCACGTATTATATAATAATCTATAATAGATATAATATCTTTTCGTAAAAATTCAAGGATTTAAATCTTTTTGTCATTTTCCTCAATTTGGTTGTCAAAATAACGATTCACCTGTTCAACAAAATCTTCGCCCAAGATTTCATTCAGAGATTTGCAGAAACGTAACTCTTGCCTCACAATTTCCTTGTGAGTATCGCTAACGGTTGTGCAGTCTACATGTTGCCTTACTACATTATTTAGGATAATTTGCCTTTTATGATTAAAATAATGAAAAATTGCTTTAGTTGTTTCGTCATCGCACCACTTTAACCATTTACTTTTTGAGATATACATATTTTACACTGCTTGTTGGGTTTGAGTTGTCGGCATTTGCTGGGAGGGAGTGTTGCCAATATCTATCAGTTTTTCCAATCTATCCATAGTATCTGTGCGTCTTTTTAACTCCAATTCACCGACTTTATTTTCAGCGGATGAAATTTGATGAAGGGCACTACCTTCATTTTTGAAGACCTCTGATCGTGCTTTGGATTTATCGTATTCTAACCTCTCCATGTCCATTTTTAGCTTAATATCCGAATGTTCAACCGCCTTGCGTATTTGAGCGCTTTGGGCCTGTAATGTTTGAGCTTGAGCTTGAGCCATTTGAGCTTGGGCTTGAGTTAGCTGTAATTGTACTTGATCCATTGGTGAAGGCTGTTGAGGCTGTGGTACAACAATAAATTTATCCACTTCTTTTATGCCAACTGCCGACAAGAATTGCTTCCTTAGTTCAATTTGATTTGTTAGAGGGTCGTCTTTTAGGGTCATCAATGCTTGAGATGTTAATAACGCATTAATGTTTGTTATCATGTCTGGGTCACAAACGGGCACAATATCAATGTCGTCCATGTTAAAATCACGCTTCACATTAGCCTCTTTGTTTGTGCCTAGTAAATATTGATATTCTGCGTTATCAAGATAACAATGGCAAAGATAATAAATCCGAGCAACCTCCTTCTTTAGACTTCTTTGAATTTTTTTGAGTTTAGCTTTGAATGCTTGAGTTGATTTTTCAAGGAGGGCCATGACAGTGGTAGCGGGCATATTGGCCGGTATCTGCCCAATCTCAATCCCATTTGAGGCAAACATCTTATTTGTTGTATCAAGTAGAGATTGTAATAGCGCTAACATAGTTTGAGAAGGCTCTCTAACTGGCATCATGTGAAACGCCTGTTCCAGCGGCACACCTGAGTCAGTCCGTTCAACCTTTTTGAATTCAAGTTGCTTAAAATATGTTTCGCCGCCAAGAATTTTAACACTATTGTCTATAAAGCCGCCATTTAAGGTATACATCTTGCCAAGTTCAACGCTTAAACTGAGGTTAGTATTAATGACAGATAATATAGAAGCACTAATATCGCCGTAGCCTAAATCATATATCTCGTTACGTGGATCGGTAATAAATCCATATTTTACGTAATAATCTTCTGCCTTAATTCTTAAGATGGCGCCAGTTTTGTCATCGTACGTTATACCTTCCTTTCTAAAACGTGGTATTATTCTGGCTATGACCCGTTTATCAAGAGACATCCAAACAATATATGGTTCTTCGTAGCCATCCTCATCTAAATCCATGTAGCAATGTTGCTCTATAAATATATATGGTTTAGCTTCATCGGTTGCTCCACGGGACTCCATGGCGTCCATTTCTACCAATGAATCACTTGAATCGCTATCACAGTAACCATTTTCGCAAAATATACCAGCCCGAACATTTTCCTCTATTTGATATGAATACAGTTGAAAAAGCTCCGTTATACGTGATGCAGTCTCTAAACAGGTAGTATGTCTATTGATTACAAGGTTTTGCGGTAACACCATTTTTGATATTATCTTTTTCTTTATTGTATCATAATAAATTTTACGGAAGGCAGTCCCTGCAATGGGTAAAACCATTAGTATCTTTTCCATCTCTTCTTCCCAATATGGCATTTCTTCTAAAAGCATGTTATTGATTGCGTCCGCAACCCTGGCGCCTCTTTTAGATTTTACGCCAGCCCCTTTGATGAGTGGCTTGCCATCCTTTCCTATAACTGGCTGATCATTTGCAACCACAATAGGAGTGCCATCCCCATCGTCATTACCAATCACTTTATATTTTACTAAATACCCGTCTTTTAGTATTGACGGATAAGCTACCGACTGAAACTCTTGAGCTGCTATTGCCAATGCGGGATGTTTTATTCTAGCACGCATTCCCTCACCGTTATTGTCTTCAACTAACTGTAGGGCATCTTTGTAGAAATTTTCTATTTTGTTTTTTTTCTCCTGAAAGTCTCCGTTATCTCTCTCATAGCCAGACTGACATATTGCCGCTATTTTTAGTAGTCTCTCCTGTGGTATAAGATCGGCAATATTATTAACATATTTTTCTTCAAAGAAATCTTTAATGTTTAACTTTTTATCAACGTTAGTAGCCTGTGTATTTGTCAACGTTGCCATTGTCTCTATATTCAAATCGTTCATCGTAATCAAGTGAATGCGGGCGCAGCCATAAGTCAATATTTTTGTCTGCCAACTGTAAGAACTGAGAGGTAGAGTCTACCATGTCATCATGCTTTGCGTTTGGAAATAAAGTTAATTGTTGAATATAGGCCTCCATACTTGGATCGCCTATTTCTACATCTGGCAAATATACTGGACGTCTCGCAATCACTCTAACAGCTTCTTCTGCACGCATCATTTTACTCGCTGCATGTCTACCTCCATTTACATCAACAGGATATATTTTAAGCATGGTATTTCTTTGGAGCCACGAAATAAGAGAAGCGCCGGTGCTTTTCCTTTCAATTAAAATAAGGAGAGGATTGTCCCTTGCGGCCAACTTTTGAACACGAGTGGGCAGATCGCTTGGCTCTATCCGTTCATTAATAACTTGCAGTAAATAAATACCATTCTTTGCTATTCCCCAAATTGTACAAGCAGACGGATCGCCGCCAGCCGTACCTTCCGAAGTATCCCAAGAATGAATAACGCAATCAAAGGAGGTTGGCTTTGTTTCTGAATTATAAGACATAAACATGGATTTTTTAAATAACCCTCCCCCTAGTGGGGCAGGATGTTGCATATACTGAGCTGCAAAATGGTAATCGCCCATTGCTTGAACAAGGTTGTTAACTTCATTATGTCCAATCTGTTCTGGGAATAGAAGTTCATTTTTCTCCAATTCGTAGCAAGTCTTGGGGGTAATAACGGTAGTACGTTTTGGAAACATAATCGGCAAAGACAACACTTCATAGCCGCCCTGCTCTATTAGTAAGCCAGTTGTATCATTTTCATGTAGTCTCTGCATTACACAAATTATAGCACCTTCTTTTGGATTACTTAGCCTGCTCATGATCGTACTTCTCGTCCATTCGTTAGCTCTCTTACGTTCGGCCTCACTGCTAGCTTCCATAGGATTCATAGGATCATCCAATATAATGAGGTCGGCACCATCACCCGTTGCTGCACCAGTTCCAACCGAGACGGCCCTTCTGCCTCCTCCCTCTACAGTTTTAAACCAGCCTTTTTGATTTTGATCTTCTTTAAATTTTACATCCGGGAAAAGCCGTTTGTACCAGTCTGAGTTCAAAATATCACGAGACTGCATAGATTGTCTGTTAGCCTCATCTTTACTGTGGGATGCCGCCATGATACGAGTTCTTGGATCGTGAGCAAGTAACCAGGCAGGAAAGGCTTGACTTACTATAATCGTTTTCATCATGCGGGGAGGCATATTAATGATTAACCTCTTAATTTGTCCCCTTCTTACAGCTTCAAGGTACTCACAAATGGCTTGCACGTGCCAAGTATGCTTGTACACATCCTTTGATGATACTGTGTTAAATACTTTATACACAAAGGCAGGAAAGTTATAACGAGCCATAGACTCGTAGACAATTTGCTGCTCCTCTTCTGGCAATGAGCGTATTTTTTGGTGAAGTTCACGTTTAGAAATTGTTGGCATCAGAATATAACACCAAAAGACATTTTAGTTCTTCCTTTATTCTCTCCCATTTGATCAGGAAGTAAAGAACCCATTTGCCTTAAATGTTTTGCAATTTGTGTCAATTCTCGTCTAATTGCCCGCATTTCTGTACTATCCTCTTCAGTGTAGGGAAAGTCAAACGAAAAAGTGTTAATACTTCCTTTGGTGATAGAAATGATATGCTCCATAAATTACTTAATAAGTTACTCTTCCTCCGCCATTCCTGCGATAGTGTCAAGAACGTCCTTCGCCTCAGGTGATAATGGTTTTTGTGTATTTTCTACCTCATACTTCTCGGTCGGTTTGCCATCCATATAGTCTAAAATCATCTGAATAGCCTTTAGTCTATCTCTAGCTTCAGGAGAATGTCTGGCAATTTCCATCAACTCCACCATGTGAAAATCGGCCTCAGTGAGTAATGCAGCCATAGCAGGATTTTTCGGATTTTCTTTTTCCAAAGCCGTCACATTTTGCACTAAGTATAAAAGCATCTCTCTTCTATTCTTGCGAACTGTAGTTGGCTTTGGTGGAATTTGACCACTTCTAACTTTACCTGAAGCTATTCCACCCATGGTAACTATTCTCTTTTGTTCACTCTTTGTTCGCATGTTAAGCGGTATTAAATCTTTATGTGCCATACTTGTCTCTACACATCAATATGAATTTTTCCTCTTCCCATCTACATCCATATAATTTCATTTTATCATAATCATGCTCATTGCACCCCTTAGGATATGTAATGACACTACATACAATAAATGGCTTTATTGTGATAGGAGTTTCAGTGTCTGGAGGTAAATTTTTAGGATCAACATATTCAACACGGGGGTCATGTATCCTAATGATATTGGTATCAGTTTGATTTTTGATTGTACCAAGGGAGAATATTAGATATTTATCACAATTATATTTATCATGCGGGAATGGATTAACGATCACTGCAAGTTCTATGTCATCCACAATGAAACGAATAGCATCATTACTGTAATAGGCGTGTAATGAGTCGGTTATATCCTGCACCTCCCCCCCCTCTGTTCTGGAAGGCATTCGTCTATCGTTGCTATCCATAGCATCTAATTTAATGGTTGCTGTACCCAGGAGTGTTTCGGTAATGTTCATAAAATAGCTTCAAATAAATTCCTATTGTGTCTTTTTCCGTCTAAAGATATATCCGCATCTGTCAAGTAGCCAACGCATCTAATGGATTTAACCACAGTGCCGAAGAGTCGTTCACAATCTAATCCTTTCCAGAACCTAGACATATCACTGCCCTCCGAGGCAGAAAATTGTATTTTCCTTATGCCAAAGTTATCTCTCATATTTTGGAGTGCAGTCTTTATTCCGTATATTGTCTTGCCAAATTCCTCGGGTGTACCCATGTGAATAAAGGCCGCCTCTGTTATTGTGTCACGACAAGTTGGAGAACGCAGGAAGGAAACGAAGCCATAATAATAACAATAATCGTCAACATAAAATTGCTCCTCACCATAGTATTGAGAATTTGGAACTTGATAAAAAGAGTAGGCTTTATCCTTGGGATAGATTTTGTCTAATTCGGATGCATAAAATATTTTTCTAGCAATTTGATAAAAACAATATGTAATATTCGTGTTTACATCATGAATGGTAGGTAAAGATGGAATAATTCCCCTGTTGTCAAAATAATTAAGTTTCTTTACGTCCATATTCTGATATTTATGTATTAAAACATTCCAATTACAATTTTGATGCGCTAATTCAACTTTCACATTCATATTTACCAATCTACCCAGACCGAGACCGAGACAAAGACAAAGACCGAGACCCAAACAAAGACCAAGACCGAGACCAAGACCAAGACCAAGACCCAGACCAAGACAAAGACCCAGACAAAGACCGAGACCAAGACCAAGACCGAGACCCACTTTCAAATAATGCTACATTCATATTATTTGGTGAAATTTGGTAAATCAAATCCAACTGCCTTAATATCTATGATAGATCCTCTATTAATAATAACACCATCTCCATATTTTTCTTGTTCATTAAAAATACCACTGTTAATAGCATCGCTAAATCGTCCTGTATCGCAGATCCACGTTACATTATCAAACACTAATTCTCCGGGATATATCTCCTTTAAAAGACCAGTAAAATACATAGTAACAGTACGGATAAAATATTTTTCTCCTTCAATGTAAGGATGTGGTACAAATGGAATAATATTTTGATTAGAAGTGTCTTTATTTCGCATAATAAAATAATAAAAATTACATCCAAATGTATAATTGTATTTTTTCCCTGTCAAGCCTTTTTTAACATAAAACACAAAAACCTACGGAAAAAAACGTGCTAAATATAGTTTTCTCTTGACAGGTACGTGTTTATGAAAAAGAATAACACTAATTTTTATTTTAAGTTTATGAAAAAGAATAACACTAATTTTTATTTTAATTTATGAAATATAATATTCTCTTACTGAGAAAACCTACTTGTGAAGAGCTAGAACAAAGAATTGATGACGAATTGCTAAATAATCCCAATTTTTTTGAGAACCTTAGTAGCCATAGCTCGTTATTAAATTATGAAAAAGAATAACACTAAGCTCGCCCTAGCTAAATATCTCTACAAAAAAGGATATTTAACCAAAACGGCCGCACAGAACTTTCCCACCAGAGCAGACTGTAAAAAAGGTATTGCTGCCTTTGGCTTGGAAGTCTTTGAAATGTTATACAATACCGATATTGTTAAGATACAGCGGGTGATTGATGAGATAAAAGAAGAAGGTAGGTAGTAGATTATGATTTTAAATAAAGTGTACGGCTATTTAACCGTTGAAGGGGGTGAAAAAAGAAATGGTAGGTTGTTTTTATGTTGCAAGTGTTGTTGCGGTAAAATAATATTTAGGAGAAAAGACGTATTAGACAAACAGATGGAGCGAGGAGACGCATCTATTTCTTGTGGATGTTACAAGGCAGATAATCGCACTATTTACCCAACCACATTTTACACTTGGCGAAGAATGAAATTAAATTGCACTTCTCGCTCTTGGAGGGGTTTTGCTTTTTATGGGAAATTGGGAATTAAATATGATCCAAAATGGCATCTATTCTCAAATTTTTTTGCAGATATGGGGAAGCAGCCAGAAAATAAAATATTAGCTAGATACGATAGGAGTAAAAACTTCTGTAAAGAAAACTGTTATTGGGCAGACAAAAGACAGTCTTTTGCCCCTCACTGTATTTTGGTAGACAAAAAATTGATTACCATTGATAAAGCCATTGAAGAGGGAATAACAAATAAATCATATAATACCGTGAGAAAAATTGCGAACAGCACTACGGATTTAGTGCAAAATATTTACCTGTATCATTCTTACTCCGAGAAACAAATTGCATACTTTGAATCTAGGATGAAATAAGGCCACATAATGGCGAGGAATTTCGTCAAAAGTTTTACCTTCTAACAAGTTCCCCACCGTAAGGTCACCACATATAGATAGCCTGTATTTGGAGAAATATCAAAAAACTTAAATATCAATAATAATATATAAAATCTAAGAATATGTTTATATTATAAATGTCAGTAACTTCACAAAATATTGGTCTTGCGTTGGTTTTTACTGGTCAAAATCAATGTCAATTCATTGTCAGTAAATGTCAGTAACTTTTGACTTACTGACATTTACTGACATAAAAAGCGGAGTTACTGACATTTACTGACAATGAATTGACAATACATAAAATTAACGATTAATTGATAAGGCCTGCTCATTTTTATTCGTGTATTTCTTGACTTTCAATTTAAATGATAGTTGGTTTTCTAAATGCACATACTTTTAAAATTACTACTAGGAATACTGTATAGCCTGTTACCATATAAAGATCAAAACCCTTCCTCCGCAAAACAAAAATTGTGGAAAGCTATTTTGGCTATTCTTTTAATTGTGGCGGGAACTATTTTTTATCTTCGGGAACCGCTTATCACATATCCGCACACACCTACAAAAAAAGAAGAAATTTTTTTGACAATTAGCTTCACAAAAGAAGAAAAAACCTCTACGCCCAGAAATTCCTCCAAAAAAGAAGAAGAGTATAAAATGTCGTTGACATTGCCAGAGAATCAAAATTCAATCGCCTAAATATATCACATAATGACCTCTCTCTTGTTTGTAATCTGGGTGATTATAGCATTATTCGTCATGTACCCACATTCTAAAGATGATTATGATGTTTAGTATAATTTTTTTCTAAAGTTTATGCCTGGTCTCGGAACACTTATCGGCTTTCTTGCTCATTTATGTAGCTTTGGTATTCAAGGCTTAATAGATAGTCAAAAGGCCAAGCTAGCCTATCAAAGTAAACAACTTGATATGCAAATAGAGGCACAAAGGGACGCCCACGAACTCTTGATGATACAGGCTACTGCCACCATACAACTGCAAGAAAAAACTATGGAAATGCAAAGTGCTGCCCAATTAGCACAAATAGGACAAATAAGAAGCAAATGTTTTTTGAATTTATCAGCCAGTGTGCGACCGGTCATTACTTACCTATTTACTTTTGTTTTTTTATTTTTATTATGTGAAGCTATACGGCAAGGGTATAAAACAAATGGGCTTACCATTTCAATGATTCGTAATCTTTTTGATATAGAGTTCATTTCTAGCATGGAATTATTATTTGAAAGCATGATTGCTTTTTGGTTTGGAGATCGGGCCGCAAACAAGGCAAGAAACTCTAAGTAAATCTTTTTACAATATTTTTTCTCAAAGGCTCTTCAATCAAATGGTAAGCCGCGCTGGATATCAATAAAGTACTTCCCAGGGTAACACACATGACGGCAATACTGTTATTAGGAATAAAATTCAAATGTTTAACCGATTGAATGGCAAAAAATTGAAAAATGTAAAATGAATAACTAATTTTTCCCAAATATACAAAAAATCTATTATCTAAAATAATGCTTGGCTTCAGTGATACACAATGCACTAATAAAGCAAAGGCAATTGTGATGAGGCAGTCCAACCCCATATAATTGAAATTAGCTTCAGAATATTTAGATGCCGTGGACACAAAAATAACCGGTAGAACGAATAAAAAAAAGACCAATCTCGTGGGTATTTTGCATAATTTATTTCTAAACAAATAAAAACTCACCCCAATGATAAACTCATTAATCCTTGTTAATGGGTTAGCATAAATGAACATCTGAGCATTGTCACGTGGAGCTAGCAAAACATTATTTAGATTGTAGAGTGCGGACAAGACTATGCCGATAATTAGTAGATGCATTCTATTAGCTTTCCCAATTATAATAATGAATGGAAATAGTAGGTAGAAAAACACCTCAACAGAAATACTCCATGTCCCACCATTAAAACCAAAACCAAAAAGTTGTTTAAAAATTGATTGAGATAAAAACAATTCATTTGCCACCGTTAACAGCCAGTCGCTGGCAGAATAACGATCATAGATAACACAATAAATAATACTGCCCAACACGTAGATCGGGTATATCTTGGCAAATCTTTTAATGTAATACTTTTTGATATTGCCATAGTCGGTAAAATCGGTTTTACCGTATACGTGAGCCATAACATAGCCAGATAATACAAAAAACGCAGTCATAAAAACCGCTCCATTAGATATGAATTTGTCTAACAATATTACACCAGTATTAAAATGGCAGTGAAGATGACAGTGAAATAAAAAAACGACAAAAGCTATCACAAATCTCAATGAGGTTAATCCGGGTAATTCTTTCATACAATATAAACAAAAATCAGATAGCTGCCTCATTTATAAAAAGTTTATTAGCAAGTAAATTCCACTCATATTTATATATTTTATAAAATATTTACATTTTTTATAAAAAAAGCTTGACATTATAAATATAGATATAATTATAGTGTTATATTATATTTGTTTTAGTTATGTTGCAAAAGAAACGGAATGAATATTTACATTTTTTATAAAAAAAGCTTGACATTATAAATATAGATATAATTATAGTGTTATATTATATTTGTTTTAGTTATGACCATAAAAACAGGCGAATACCTTAACAAAGAATGGCTCAAACAACGCCAACAACATTTAACTGCGAGCGATTGTTTGTTTTTGCTCAAAAATTTCACTACCAATACGGGACTCAAAGACAAACTACATAATGTTAAAACATACGATAGGACCCTTTATCAAATGTATATGGAGAAAGAGGTTTTAACTCCCGAGCAATATTGTATTTATCAAGAATCTTGCAGTAATGCTATTATGCAAGAAGGAAAAGACAGAGAAGATGAAATTGCTAAGAAAGCTCAAGAAGACTTACATTTTGACTATTTGCATGCCAACGGAAGCAATCTTGCAATAAGTGGCAACGCTGCGGCAACGCCAGATTATTATGTTAATTTTAAAGAAACATTTCATATTAATAAAAATATAAAGTGCAATTTAGATACGGTTTCACCTACCACATTTAAAGGAGAAGGTATTCTTGAATGTAAATTAACTGCTAATCTTACCGATGACAAATTTATCGGATATCAGTTTCAAGTACAATATCAGCTATTATGCACAGGGTTAAAATGGGCAGTTATTGCCATTGCAATTAAAGAATCTCGGGAAATCGGCAGCCCAATAGGTGAACATAGATACCATTTTGTTAACGTCAACAAAATCGCATTTGTATCCATTAATGATAGCATACTATCTTTTTACCAATGGCTTGAAAAGATTAAAGATGGTACAATTGAGGCACCAAAGCCAGATTTTACCAATAAAAGAGATAACGCTATATTAAAAGTTATTAATACATCAGAAATTGAAGATGAGGAGCTTTTGGCAGACGCCTTAGAATTTATAGAGGTAAATGAACTCTATAAAGCCAAACAGGCAACTTCCGATTCACTAAAAGAAAGGATAATTGCAAAATATGGAAATAATTCACAAACACTGGTATTAAAAAACCCGGACGGGCAACACATTGCATTAAAACAAACCTGTATCCGTGAAACATACTATACCGAGGAAGACAAGATCGCTGCAATTGAAAAGGCTAGTGCTATTGAAGTAGGGGCGGTGAAGAGTAAGTCTGTATCAAAATTGTCTGTAAGTTTCGTTGATTAATCT